TGGAAGCCATCTGCCTATCAACGACTTTGTCTACAACTCTTTTCTTATCGTGACGCTCGGCAGTTTTGGAATAGCAGGGCTTGAAAAATTTGCAAAGAAGTGAAACAGATACAGCGCATAAAGTTGTTAGTATCCAAAATACGTCACATCTATCTGTATAGTGACAGCCAACCCACAGAGATTACTCTTGCGATTTGTCTGATTGTTCTTTCCCCCGCTGTAACTATTGCAGAGGTAGGGTGGATGCCGATATACAATTTAGCGTGTATTGGATTTGGTTTATTTCAACTGTATTGTGTCGCCAATGAGGACTTGCATTGCAGGATGCGAGCAGCCGTTCTAAGCATGAGTGCCTACATATCTACCTTCCTAATATATACGATAGAAGGAACTATCTTTGTGTCACCCACACACTGGGGCTGGTTTGTCCTGGCCTTTAGCGCATGGGGCGTAGTTCGTAGACTGAACGCAGAATATTTACACAGAAAAACCAGAGAAAAATAATGGAGTCTTGGATCCAGATAGCGATAACAGTTGTTACTGTATTAGGTAGTGGTGCGGCGTTCCAGTTTTACACCAATCGAATGAAGATGAAAGCAGAAGAACGCAAAGGTGCTGAGGCTAACAATGATACTACCCTTTATCGTGACGACTTGAAGGCACGTGTAAGAAACCTTGAGGAACTATTAGCACACAGCGCTGAAGAGAAAGAGAAGATGCGTGGTTCTATCTTAGAACTCACAGCAGAAGTTCATTCGCTTCGAGTCAAGGTAGAGTTCCTGGAAAAGGAAAACGAAATTCTAAAATCAAGATAATGAAATGGCTGGTCGGGTTAATCACAATAGGCTTGTTGAGTTCTTGCAGCGCTCAATGGCACCTCAAGCGCGCGGTAAAGAAGGACCCGACACTACTCAAGACGGACACGATTGCTATTGTGGATACGGTTGTGACTCCGCCTGTTACTTTGACGGACACGGTGATAACACGTGCACAGGATACCGTAGTAGTTCAGAAAGATAAACTCAAAGTCCAGGTAGTACGATCATATGATACTATCATGGTCGATGCTATATGTGAATCCGACACTATCGTTCAAATTGTAGAAGTACCTGCCCCATCCATCGTTATGAAGGACAGCGACAGGTGGTACAACAAGGTGTACAAGTTTTCTTTTTACGTGTTGTTGATTCTTCTACTACTTCTTTGGTTCCTAAGAGTGAATAGACCAGTCTAATTAGGAACCGCAAGCCTCACAATCTTCTGGGTTAGAGATGTTACAAGTTGGCTGTTCAGCGGACTCAAGTTCCGCTACGAATTTGTCGAAGTCTTCCATAGTGATTGATAAAAAAATAGGTTGTATCCCACGAAATTATGGGAGCCGTGAAGGTACAAAAGGAAACGATTAGGGTTTCAATTCGTAATAGGGTGAGTATGCGTGCTTTACATTCCACTCCCTTACTTCTGCTGGTGTGAAATCGGCGAATATGTAATCCTCGGGTGATGTAAACAAGATGAAGAGTACCAGATCTGACTCCTCTTTGTCCATGGCTGGCTTGTTAGCCTTGAATGTTTTCTCGCAGGTCTTAACACTCAGTCCATAGTTCTTATCTGTCGCCTCAACTATGATGTCTGGGTCATCCGTCACGCTCTTGGTTTCTTTCAACAGCGTTGAGACTGTGTAGCGTATAACCTGTGGTGTGATTTCAAAGTAGTGACGCATCAGTAACTCACCAAGTATGCCTATATATTCTGTATAGTATTCCCTCGATACCTCGCCAAGCAGTACAGACTTCTTTGTTCCTGTGCGCTGTTTATGTGTGCCCTCGTATCGTTGGCGATTAGCCTCAATGCGCATGAGGGTAAGGTCGTTTGCGTAATGCTTTAGGTATGGCGGTATGGTTAGGTTCTTCATGACAGTCCTTCCAATCGTAGTTTGTTTATGGTAGACAAATCGTAGTGCTCTTTACAATACTCATACAGATTGTTTCCAAGTCTCTGCGCTTTGCTTAGTGTCATGCTTTCTACGGCCTCTTTCCATTCCTTTGGATTACTACATAGGATGCCTGTCTCTTCGTGCTTTATAACCTCCTTATATGGCGTTACGTTGGATGCTATTATTGCAGTACGAGTGAACCCCGCTTCTACTACCTTCAGTTCTGATTTGCACTTGTTGAATCTTGAGTTCTTCAAGGGGCTGAGGGAGACGTCGAAGAACTTATACAACTGTGCATACTGAGTAATATCCACGGGGTTCATTCTATACTTTGCTTTCAATCTATCGGGATAGTCCATCAGACCCATGCAATATAACTCATGGTCTTCAAATGTCATTCCCATTTCATCTAAATCTTTTTGATGCCCATTAGCCCCAAGGTATCCAAAGCGAACCTTGTAATCTTTAGGTATATCCTTTTCCCAATCAGCCCACTGCTTCTCCTTCTGATGGATGGTATTTGGAATAACCCTATACACAGTGTCGGGGTTAATCTTCTTCATCCTCTCAGCGAGGTACGCTGATGGTGTCCAGATCTCATCCGCTATCTGTATGCTGTCTTTAATAAAGTACTGTTCGTTGTTCTTGTAATGGTCGTACGCTGGATTGTCCTTTGGTAGTTCCCAATAGTCATCGTTGTCAAGTATAAGTTTGACATCGTTGTCTACTAAGAATTGTTTAAAGGCTTTAGCATCCGACACCCCGAACCTTCTTGATCCCACCAAGTGCGACACACCAGATAAGTCAAACTCTTTGAGTTCGTTAAGGCTGTCAATAAAATGCACGTTGATTCCCTCCTCTTCCTTTAATCGGATGAAGGGTGTCATCAATCTGTGGTAGTTAATACCGTTTAGTCCGTCAAGATAAATCAGCGTCATCATAATACTCCAGCAGCGCAGAACGTATTAGGTCAAATTCTGAATCAATGTTTCTCTTGTACTTACGGATGGTGTTGTGTAGTCTCTCGGCGTCCGTTCTTGGAGACCCTGCGTTTGTATGCAGGCTCTCGTACAACTCAGTCGCTGCCTCGTGCATGCGGCTGGTCGCAAGAAAGTAAACCTCACTCAACGATTTGATATCCATGGCATTTTATTTTGGCAACAAACTCATCCTTCTCTAACGTCGGGTCATATGCTGTTGACTGTGACGTAAAGAACTTTGGGTTGTCATCTTGAATATACCCATGATTTCGCAAATAATCCGCCAAAAACTTACAACAACATATAGCGTTATCAACATCGAAGCGACAATTGTAGCGAACATGTATAGACATTTTGTCCATACTGAACTTATCCAACTTGTCCATGGCCTTTGCAATTTCACCCCAGTACTTGTCCTTATACTTCTTGCGCACCGCATAGTGTCTACCAGAGTAGAACTGGTTGAGCGACGGTGGCTTCGGTAGAGTTACAATGATTTCTTCATATTCATTCACACCCTAATATAAGTCCAATGTGCTATTCTTGTATGCTAATGGCTTAAAGTTTTTAACACCCGTTCCAAGTTCAGTGAAACCTGTGTAAGAGGAATTGATTTCTATAAGGATAGGATCCAGGTATGGTGTTGGCATACCGCCCGTCTCTTGGTTGCGTTGTTTACGTACGTGTATCTCTGTGCGTATACGTATAGCGTGCTCATCGGACTGAACCTTTCTATGGAATGTCAAGAAGGAATCGCAGCGGTTCACGAACTTACCACCGCCTTCAGTCATGGCCGCACCAGGTGCAACGGGTAGACCATCGGGCCCGGTAATGCGCTGTGCCTCCGTGATGCTGTGAGTGTTCAGCCATATCGCTATGTTATTAGTAACGCTAAACGTCAGCATTTCAGATGCCGCTTCATAGTGGTATTCATGTGAGGACAGTTGCGCCCCCTTAGATATCGTAGTCTTGAGTGAGTTGTATGGGTCAATCAAGAACCCATCGTACTTCTCCTGGCGTATGAGTTTCTCAGCGAACACAAGCAGGTCTGTGTAACTGTACACTTGCTCGTTGCTGATGACTGTGAAGTGCTCATTGACCCACTTGTATGCAGCGATACGTTCCTCGTAGTGCATGTCAGTAATACGTAGGTCAACCAAGAACTCCATCAACCTCATCTTAATAGAGGCGGTCTTGTTCTCCGAGGAGTATATAATCCAACGCCAACCATGTAGCACGGAAGCAGACACCATCAGATACAGCGCCGTCGTTGTCTTACCTACGTTGCTGTGTCCATTGATAATGGTAAACTCTTTCTTGAATAAGAAGTGCTTGTCAAGTTTAGGGAAGCCTGTGCTTAGTCCTTTCTCGATTTCTCCGTTGGCGAACTTGTTAATCCATTCCAGATCATGGTGGTCAGAGGATATGAAAGACATGTCGCCATCATTGATACGCATCTCTCTGCGAATCTTGTTCTCGTCATCAATGACCTCACGTATAGGCATCGAGCGCCCCTGCGTGATACCATCCATGATAGTCTTGCGTGCCAGGTCTGGGTCTTCCACATCCCTGCGCATGAGTTCACGTTCCATTACACGGATAGCCTCTTGCTCTTCCATCCGTCCAGCGCTGATGTATCCACCACATAGGATAGCGGCACGCAACAATGTGTTGTGCTTCTGCCCATCGGGTGCCTTGCGTATCATGCGTGCAACGATGTCTATCTTATCGTAGTCGGTATAGGAGTCTTGTTGTACTACCTCCTGGTGTTGGCTACTCTCCGATAGCATAGCACCGAATACCTTACACTCATCGTTCTTGATGAGGTCTGGGTCGTAACTCTCGAAGCAGGCGCGCGATACATTAATCCCAGAAGGGTCTACCTCTAACCCATAGTTTCTTTCAAAGTAAGATTGCAGTGCACGGAAGTGGTCACGATGTCGCTCGGGATTACTGATACGGACAAGTGCTTTGAGACCGTCTCCACTTGGAGACACCCAGCATGCTCGGATGTATTCATCAGTACCAAGCAATGCTTTGTAATCATTCGTGTCGATGTGGTCAAAGTCTAACACAACCATGCCACTGTGTCCTTCTATTTGCTCATCCCTCCTCCCTGTAAATACTCCAGAGAACAGCGATACAGGTAGTGTCTTCTTGACCTGCTTGTCTCCAGATCTCACCTGCTCGACCTTATCTTTGCTCTTGCCTTCAATGATTCGGTCAAGCGCAGAGTCTAATGTAATGTAATAGGGATTGTCAATCGCCGTGATTGACGGGAACATTGTAATTGAGTTAGCCCCATTCGTTGGCATAGTCTTCTTCTTTATGTATCTCCGAATATCCGACAATCTTTTGGGACTTGATGTTGAACACTCTAAAATTTTCTTTCTTGGCTGTGAGTTTAGTTTGGTCCTCTAAAAAGTTGAGGGCCTTGCTGTCTTTGTTGAGGTGCATCAAAGTCTTTGCTCTGCTTATACACTCCATGTCATGCCACTTATGGATAGACATCTTCTTGCCTCGACGTGTTTGCCACATGATGTCTACCACGTACCAATGAATTGGCTGACCATACCGTCTTATTTCTTTTAGTTCATTGTCTTGCATAATCTCTCGTAGTATTCAAAGTCCTCAGCATAATACATCTCTACAAGTTTCTTGGCATCATCATCAAGTTTGTATCCATCTTTAGGAGTGGTGTTGGACACGGGTAGTTTTGCTTTTAACCCAATGTTGCAGCATATGAAATCCCATTCACTCTCAATCTTGTCCATGTTGGCTACATAAATATCCTTCTCGTTCAACCAATGCATTTGTTGATACGACCCATGTGGTCTTGACCAAGACTTATCGTATATATGGAAGTCGACAAAGCAGTGCTTATCAATTACCTTGTCCTCTCTTCGGTAAAGGTTTTTCTCTGGCGTTAATAGCCACCACAATTTCTCAGTCTCTGGCCAATAAAAATCTACGTTGTACCTGTAGTGAGAGACGAACCTTTCGTATGGATTGCGAAAGAATGTAAACTTGAAGTACTCATTCCACTTTTCTTCGCCGACCTTCTCTCGTATCTCTGATGCAAGTTCGTGTCCGTATGGTGGTCGGTGGTTGCTTGGTACTGATCCTGGGTCTGCTACGTTAAACAAATCCTCTACGGATGTGCTTGCGTTCTTGGGAATGCGTATGAATATACACTTATACTTATCGCTGACCACCATCACATCAAGTTTTTCACGGTCATTATCTCATAGTAATCCAAGGTATCTGGATTATCTGTGTACAATACAACTCTGTACTTCAAGTGGCGTGCAGAGGTTCTTTTCTTTCCCATTACCTGGTCGAGAATCTCAGACCCTTCTAAGAACTTCTTAGTGTATAGTTCGTTGACTCTTCGTCCGTTGCTAAAAACATCTACTTGTCTCTTATGTGTCTTCAAACAAGCGATAACCGTAGTGTGGTGTCTGTTAAATAACTTACCAAGGTTATGCATAGTCAGTGTAGAGTTCTCTCTTAAGTATGCCCAAACCATACAGCGTGTTTCAACCAGCGGTCTATCTCTACGTGTGCTCGATAGGTCTGAGGGTATTACCCTGTTCAACATGCTAAAGGTTTCAGTTGCTTCGTCGATTGCGTGCTGGTCAATCGTGCGAATGAAATGATATTCGTTACTCATTTGTCAATGATAATTCTTTTGTAGTACTCTGGTGCTACCCTTTTGATTTCTCTGTATATCTCATTCTCTGCTTCCCGTAATCCAGATTTGGTTTTCGTGTCTCCATATCCTCCCGTTCCGAATGATGTGTGTAATGAGGCAAGTGCCTCGAGTTGTTTGTCTACGTGCGCGCGTACAGAAGCGCACATCTTGGCACGTGATGCGCCTTTGCATACCTTATCCATTATGTAAGTGCGTTAAAATTATAATCGAAATGATTCCGTAGCGGATCTGGCTTGGTCAAGACATCTATTGCGTAGACGTCATACCTTTCAACGAACACCAAGTAGCCTCGGCTTTCAAGTAGTTCCTTGATTACGTATGCGCCATTCTGAATGTGCTTGTGTTCCGCCTTGATGATTCCAGGCCTGTGCTTTCCGTCGTATATAACCTGGTTAAGTATCACTAAGTCATGTCCTTCGGTGTCTATCTTAAGGAAGTCTACCCTTGGTATTCCACTTGACTGTATAGCGTGCTGATAGGTGATTGTTTCTACTGTGCGTGAGGTTACGTTGGATTGGTTGGACGTATGCGTGTACTCCGCAAACGAACTCATGCCTGCAAAGTCTCTGTCGTTATCGACTACCTCCTTGTTAAAGACATTCATCTCACGTGTACCAGGCAGCACATCTACTGCTGCGTTAATGTAGTGTACACCCTTGTGCTTCTCCAGGTTGTTGAGGTATTCTGATATAGGTTCAACTACAACTCCTTTCCATCCTTCTTTAGCAAGGTCATTGAGTGAATCAAAATCACAACTACCTATCTCAACAAAGTATTTAGTATTCTTCATACAGCGTTTCTGATTCTGAGTAATAATCATCGGGCGCCATGTAAACCCATGGCTCAAGTATTGCGTTGTGGTATGAGAATCCTTCACGGTCTAAGCCAGTAACTAAGACTGGTTTCTTCTCACGTCTGTACCATTCGGGATGTCCTTCGAGCATGTCCAATCGGTTGAGCGTAGGTTCATCCACCAGATACACCTCTACCTTGACACGCTTACCCGTGCCCTTCATGTCTACGAGGAAGGGTAGTCCAGATCCACGTACCACGAGCGGGTACTCATCCTCTGTATAGCCCTCGCCTACGAACACAGAGTCTGCTAATAGCATGTGATTACCGTACCCTCTCTTGAGTGTACCATAAACAGCGACTAAAATATCGTGCAGTTCTTCGCTATTATTTCCTCGTACCAGAAATCGACGTCTATCTTCTGCGTACTGCTGAAGACTGTTGTCCCTTTTCTCTTTAGTATCCATCGTTTCTTGCGTTTATTAAATTGAATTGAGTAGTTGGTCTTTACCTGGACTGGTGGTTTACCACTCCACGGTCTGTTACTTCCGTAGGGTATGCGTTCTTCTCCTCGTTTGTGTGCCATTCTCTTTGGTGTTAAAGGTTTCGTTGTAGTATTGTTCTCCGAACTTTTCTTGACCAATGTAAAAAGGGTCAAATGCTGCGACAGCATCGTCATAGATTCCACACATTACCTCTTTCTCTTTCTCAAGTAGTGATTCTGCTAACTCCACTATCTGTTCAAGCCACATAAATGGTTGCACATCTTCATCTTCTTGTCTCTTTCTGATTACAGAAATCAACTCTTGCATTGGTGTTTTCATTTCTCTTTGGTGTTAAAGGTTAAATGTGGGGAGGGCTTCTCTTTCGAGAGGGGTTTTGCCAAACTGTTATTAATCACACCCTCCCCGACATTAAACTTTAGAACGGCAAGTCACTACTGCCTTGCGCTACCGTCTGGTTCGCTTGGCTGTTAGAGTACTTCGTTCCATTGGCACGTGGATTAAACACAGACGTGAATGCTGTGCCGTCGGTCTTGATGATGAAGTCTACGTTCACATTACCTGCGCCCGTGAGATACTTCTTCATCTCATCCAACTGTGCTTCTTTAAACGAGATAGAGTACTTGACAACACCGCTGTCAAACTCCTTGCGTTCGCCTACATATCCGATGTAGACATCTTTCTTTTGCTGATCCATAGCAATCGAATTAAATTTCCCCTTGGATAAAGAACGTAGAGGATGGCTTGTCCTGTTGATAGTGCTCCTTGATTATATTCAAGGCACGAGCCACCTTACGCTTGCCGGAGTCAAGGGTTTCCTCCGATGCTTTGTATACTGCTGGTAGGTATGGGTATGCTTTCTCTTGCACTACCCAATAGAAATCTTGGATACCAAACGCATGCGTATATAAGAAGGCCTGGATGTCATACCCAAAGAAACGTACGTCTCTTGTAAAGCCCTTAACACTACGTGATGATTTGCTGTCGGCTATGAAGCCTTCTCCAAGACAGTCTAAGAAACCACGGAAGGGGATTACCTCTCCGCCGATGTCAAGTTTCTGGTGAAACTCAACCTGGTAATCCCCATCCAGGTATATGCTCAGAACTTTTGAGTCGTCCAAGCGAGTAATCATGTCGATGCATTGCTGATAATCTTCAATACCTAAGACGGTCTTGCCTTCAGCCAATGCTTCTTGTTCTTTCTTCCACTCCTTGTACGCCTTAGTAACACGTGGGTTCTTCCCTCCCAGATCCTGTATAATCTGCGTGTCATCCATGACGAAGAACGTGGAGTCAAACTCATGCGGCGTGAAGAGAAGGCAATCGTAGGCACTACCAAATGTGAGTGCCTCCGATTCCTTACGCAACTTGCCTTGCATGTATAATTCAAACAGCGCTATGTCTTGTAGCGCGTACTTTATAGATGAGTACGATAGGTATTGCTTACCCGTTCTCTCTACTAAAGATTCAAACCATCCATTAGTCATACTAACTTATCGAGTTTGGTTTGCTGTGCTTTAGTAAGAGTGTCTCCGTACTTGTCTTTAATCTGAGTCAATCGAGTTGCACGCTCGGGCTTGTTCTTGCCGTCCTTGATGTAGGTAACAGCGCTCGCATAGATTTCGTTGTTGCTTTTCGCAGGTGCAGCAGGTGCATCTTGCTTCTTGATAGCCATGTCAACTTCATCTGCTGTTGCGATAGAGGTTTCGATACCAATACCCAGAAACCCAAGCGCACGACCTACGGCTGAGGTCTCGCAGTTCTCTACGTATGATGTTTGATTGATGCGTGAAGAAGACTTGTCTTCCTGGGCCATGCCTTCTGCAACCACGGCTCCGTCCGCATTCCTAATGGTTGCCTGCACTACGCATGAGTCTGCGTCCAGGTGTAGCATTTGAGTTGTAAGTCCGTAGCCTTTGAACTCGGACAGTGTGCGGAATGCAATCACACGTTGGTTAACCTCAACGTATTGCTTTCCTTTGATGTTCGTTGTCTTGAACTGATAAGTATTACTCATACTATTTGATTTATTGAATTAAAGTTTTTCAAATCTAACTAATCCTCATTTAATTCACAAGGATTGTCGTGTATTTTTTCCAACGCCTCTGCCAGTCTGCGATCGTCGGCCATGTACACGTTGTTAATTTTCCTCATCCATTCCAGGAATTGACTCTTTCTTTCCATTGTCTTTAGGTTTTTTCCACTTGATGTCCCACTCATTGATGTATCGGAATACGGTACGGTCGGTCACGCCCAGGTGTTGGGATGCGACCTTAACGCTCTGGTACTTTCGTAACGCATAGGTCACGAGTATCTTCCAATTGTACTCAATGTTTAGGTTTTCTTTCTGTTTCTCCATCTCGCATACATTTTAGAGGCCCACGCCTTTCGTTGACGTGGGTTCCTGTACATACTGCGCAGTCTCGCCATGGCGATGCGCATGAACTGTTCCATAGTTTTAGTCTCGTTCGATTCCATACTCATCCAAGTCTCTGTTACACAAGTCAATCATGTCCATCATCTTTTCTTTTGGGTAGTAACATGATGAGTAACGCAAGCGTCCACATCAATATCACTACCATTATTGGGAAACTAATCATCTCTTACTACGTGTATAGGTTAGCCAATCTTCTTTCTCAACACCTTCATCACAGGTGTTACACCATAGGGCTGTCCAATTGAAGTGCCCTACATTCCTTTCCGTGTTACACGTCGGGCAGAATATCTGTCTCTGCCCCTCACGTGGTGCACGAGTACGTCTGTTTACATTTTTGAGTTCCATACTACATCTTTATTAACCGTAATCTTCTCTGGTATTTACGTATCAACATCGCTGAGTTTACCAACTGATGTTGCAGTTCATCCGTCCATCCGAACCTACTCGCATGGATCGTGAGGTTTACCTGGTCAAGCATGAGCATGTCCAGGTACGCCTCGGTCCGTTTGATGTGCTTGTACTTCCGTGTCATGAGAAAAGACTTTGGAGTCCCTTGATTATCACGTAGAAGAACGTGAAGATAGGGCCGTACAAAAACACATAGGCAAGCACCTCCACTAACAGCGAAGGTTTCTTGCGGGGTTGAAATTCTTTGGGTGTCTTAGGCATAAGCAGTTGCATTTAAAATTTCTAAACATAATTCATGAGGAATCTTACTCCTCTCGTGGTTGTTGGCACGACCTTGCGTGCCTGTCCTGGATCCACGTGGTGCAGGTTCGTGGCACGGAGCACCGTTCTTACACATTGGACGAGGGTTCCAGCGTAGGTCGTTCGTCCATATGTCGGTCGGCTTCATACGGGTGTCTCCGTACTGGCAGTACGTAACCGTATGTCTCACAGGGTGGCGACGCATGAAGTCCATCTTGCGTAGCATACCACGTGGGTTCTCAATGTAGTACACAAGGTCGGGATTCTTTTCGGTAAAGTAATCTATAATCTCATGCACCTTAGTAATCATCAAGTCAGACTTCTTAGCGAACTCTGTCTTGGGTTCTTGTCCGTTGCGATGATGACTGATAGCGGCTATACTGTACGTTGTACATGGGGGTGACGCCCAGATCACATCGGGTATCATCATGACCTCACGTACATCCAGGTCCAGGATGTCAACCACGTAATCAATACCACCGAACTGAGTGATGTCACTTGAGAATACACGCATCCCAAGTTCCTCTGCGGCTTTACCCACTGAGCGTGAGCCCGCAAATAATTCTAACACATTCATCGGTATTGAATTTTGTGCACCTTGACAGTGCCTTCGTTAATCATAGCGAACACGCTATCCCAATCGCCAGCATCCATCGACCACTCAAGGTCATCCTTGTGGTGTGGTATTCCAAAGTTGCTGTACGCAAATCCACCGGTGTTGATATAGAAATCTCCATCGTCGTTCTTCTTCGCTATCCATCTGTACTTGTTATCGCACATCACGGATACTAAATCAATCTTGATTTGGTGTACTGAATCGTATGGACTTGGGTCCACTACGAATGTCGGCGGGTTGTCCCGCAGTAATTTATACAAACTCATAGGCAAGTTATTAGAGTTATTGTTTCCAAAAGTCCATCGTATCTTCTTGTTCCACCTCGACTTTGTATAGGTGGGCAAGTGCTTCGTCAAGTTTTACACGAACGAAGGTGCTGTGTAGAAGTTGAGCAGTGTCCCTCGCATGTTCCACGAGGGCTACTGCCTTTTGTAACTCAGTCATTACTCCCCACGTTTTTTGGTGAGACGGTCAAAGAAACTGAGCCGTTGGTTGATGTCGTCAGCCACCTCATCCGCAAGTGCCTGGGCTTTATCCGCCTGGGCTTGCATGAGTTCTTCGATGGGAACCTCAATTACTTCTGGCTCCTCTCCACGTGTGCGGAGCGTAAATGGTTCGTACTCATCCAACTGTACTACCTTGCGAATCGCCTCAGCCAATAGCGGGTCATCGTTTCCTTTCAAGAAGGAACGCAGTATGTCCTTCGCCTTACCTGCGTCAATCGTGCTGACCTCTACGCTGTCATACACAACGGGCGTCTGATCAACTACCACTCGGTTGGATACACGCTGGTCACTGGCTATCTCTATGATGTCAGTACCTGTGGGTAGTTTCTTGTTGCGACCACAAAATTCCACGAACAACTGCCGTGCATCATCAATGTCTTTTGCAAAGACAGTGAAGTAAGACAGTGTAGTTTGACCTAATGGTGCTACACGGTCTGTGCGTTGACTGCCCTCCCCTACATATGGGTTAGGCACAGTGATTGAGAATACTCTCATAAGAATCGGTGTGCAGTGTTATCCTCTTGCACTCGTGAGTTTATCGTTAATTAAATCATCAAGGTCGGATAGCGCAAGTTCTACCTCATGGGATTCACTCTCGCCCAACTCTATCTCCATCATACACAGGTCAAAGATTCCGTGTATGTCATCCCGTAAGTCGGGGTGTTCTTTCAGTGCTGTCTTACAGCGCTCGATTAGTGTGTCAATCATAATGTCATTCATTACGTGCGTATATAAGTTCGGATTATCCGTGAACAATCCAAACTTGTTAAACAAATTAGGTATTTGTACCTACTCCTTCATACTCATTTATGAGTTGCTCAAGTGCTTCCTCATACTGCATCGACCCATGACTTACGTTAGGGAAGTAAGTCTTGTGAAAGTCTCGGTTCGTGTACTCGCTCAATACCACGTCCATGTAGGTTCCCCCACCATGTCCGTCGTTCCATATACGTGCACCAGGAATGGTGGTCGTACATTCGTAACCCAATCCACGTCGGGTGTTAAAGTAACGGACTCCCGTTACCCTTAATTCAATCTTGCTCATAGGCATTTGTATTTAGTACCAAGCGAGGTAACTCACTCGGTCATTAGGTTTCCAATCATCTAACACATCCCCTATAATAGTGAGTGTGTCTTGCACATCCTTGATGTACCACTCATCGTAGGTAGTGTCTCCCCAAAAGAACCCACTTGCTGTGGGCAACAGTTCTTCGGCGACCTTTGGTCCGCCTGCCAGTACCTTGATGCACCTATCTTGTAGGTCTATCAAGTCATTCTTACTCACTCGCACTGGCTCCATGTTGTCTTCGCCATCCTCCAGATCACGTGTGAAGTACGCGTGTATGGCATTGGCTTTGCGCCAATACCCTAAATCAACTGAGTCAACGTCCTCGTCCTTGCGAGGTGTACGTTGCAAATACATATCTAATCCCATACTTTACTATCAATTATGTTATCAATTCTATCTCTCAAATCTCTTGAGAGTAACTCAACGGGAACAATCACACTGCTCCCATACTTGTCGGTTATACCAACCTCTAAGTCTTCCACCTCATACTCATAGTGCGGTGGTGTATCGTACGTGCCCTCGTCCACATAGCATGCGACTTGGGCAAGTACAGATAAGGTCAATCCTTCGTATTCAATATCAAACTCCATTACGCTTCGGGTAAATTTTTCTTAGATTTATTCGAGTCAATCATATCCCACATCTCGTACACCTCATCAACAGCGCCGAGTAAGTAGGCACCACAATCCATGCACTCCGAGTTGAAGTTCACTCGTGTGTCCTCAGTCTCACACACAGGGCAGTCGTATGTCCCTTGCGTTGGTGCTTGGGTGTCGAAAGCAATATCATCTAACTGCTCAAGGGTCAAGCCCTCGTATGGTTCTAAACCAAATGATGCGTTGTAGTCAGCGACCTCATCGTAGTCATCATCCCAATCGTACGCATACTTGCTTGACCCTGTGACTGCGGTACTCCCGTAGTAGCGTACGGCACGTGAGTGGCTGTCGTTGCTGTACCAGTTGTTGCCTATCCACTCGCCGATTTGCTCGTTGAATATGCGGTAGTCGCCCGTGTCGTCCATGAATACGACCTTGTTTGACGAACCTAAGTAAGTGAAGATAGAATCCTCAACGAACGGTACATCGAGAGTGTCGATAGTCACGCCTGGAATAGTACCCACGAGTTGGGCGAACTCGGCGGTGTCGCTCTTGTCCTTAGTACCGAAGCCCGAAATCACACCGTTGTGTATGAGTCCGAGTTGCTCGGTCACGAGGAATGGGTGTAGGTACTCATCACTCATGCCGTGCGTTGCGATACGGAAGTGCAACAGCATAGGTAGGTCACCCGAAGGCGAGGTCTTGACCGTAGTATATCGGTCAAAGAATTGGGTAAACGAATCGCCCCCCGTGTTGGGGAACTTTTCTACTTGCAGTTGTCCATCTTGGATGTACAACATACCTGCGCCATCATCGTTATTGTTCCAACAATTTTGCAGTTTTTTCTTAGGTAACATCTTACCATCGTTAAGAATTGCAATACACATAAGGCATAGTTGTGCGGTGTTATCCTCTTGCACTCGTGAGTTTTAGTTGTTAAGTAATTCATCAATGTATTCCAATGATGACTGAGCATCGGTCACATAGTTGCGACCAAAGGTGTTGCGAAGTCTGTCGGTTGCCTCGCTGGTGTAGGATACAATCTGCGTACCCTTGACCTTGCGGTTCTTGAGTCGGCGCACTGCGCTCTTGATGAACACACCTGCACCATCGCTCGTGAAGTTGAACGATGAGTACATATCATCAGCGAACTGAGCGTAGATACTTACAATCTTGTGTATCTGCTCCTCGCTTGTGTACACTTTGCGTAAGTGCTGACCGAGTGCGCTCTTTGAACTGAGCATCATCGTTATCACTTGCAGTGGTTTGACTCCGCAGTTTGATGCAACGATGCGCATCAAGTCTCTGCGCCATAGTAGGTTGGTCACACTCTTGACTGCGGGTGGTACACGAATCTCCAGGTACGAACCCTTCACGTGGATCGCGCTATACTTACCTGCACGTTTGTAGTCATCGGGTTTGCGTTTCATCTGTGAGTAGTGGTTGCCCAATCGGTGTCTCCAAATAGTTATGAACAAGGGAACGAACGCTTGTATTTGGTCAAACAATTCCTCGCCTGTAATTCCACGCTTACCGAAGTTAATGTGCCCACCGCAACTCGATGAGTATTCTGCATCAATGTGGTCACGCAGTATTCGTGACTCGGCAATATCGTTGTCCATTCTATTTTGGAATAGGTCGTAGACAGGGCTGACTAACTCGAAGCCATCATGACCAAGCGAACCATCCTCCTCACGACACCATCCCGTGTCATCTACATCATACAAGTCATGCGCATCCATAGGGTATTCATCCTCTTTCTCCACCTCGAAGCCGATAGTCCAAACAGTGTTGTCGCTCAAGCGGTTTCTACGAAACCCAGAGTGGTAGTCATGACATCTTTCCGTGCCTGGTGGGTCGCACTGGTACTGGTCGGTACGCTCGTTCCAGAATACGTACTCGCCCTCATCATCCAAGTGGTAGTAGCGACTATCATCCTCACACCATAGCGAGTCATCTCTCCAGCACCATTCATCTGCGTGCCTACCGCACTCCAGGTACACCAAGTCATCTTCACAATCGGGAAGCCATACATTATCTCTATCTACGGTTCGTCTCCAATGTTCTTCCGCCTCGTATTGGGTCACAACTACCTTGACCTTACCATCGTTTGTGTGACATTCCTCTATCACGACACACTCATCGAAGCGTACGTACTCGCCTTCGTAGTTGCTCTGCGCTGTGAATACGAGCGCATCTTGGCATGCAATCTCGTTGCCCTCAAAATCAATTACCTTTTCCATCTTATTCAATTTAACATATCGTTGTGCTGTTTCTATTCTCTTAAACATGGGTTGCAAGTTGAAGTATTGATTACGCTCATTTGCTATACTCCTCAGCAATGCGGCTGCATTGACTACCCAATCTCTATTGTGCCTTTCCGTAGGTTCACTCGCCTCCCTCATCCTATCAAACAAACTTTCTACTCGTTCACGCAGGATCGCGTACCTGCGCTGAAGTCTTTTGTTTAGTGTATCTCCACCAGTTACTGAATCATACAACGGTTCATACATACTGTTTTTCGGAACCCAAACAGCACGCACTATCTCATCCGCCGTCATGGTGCTGTGCTTTGGGTACGCATCCAGCATTTCACGCACCTTGTCCTTGTGCGACATGATGGTTTCAAAATTATTGGACTGCATCCACGTAGTTTGATTCAGTTCATCCACTGCATCGCCAAGACCTTTGAGTGTCTCGATTAGGTATGGCGTAGGTAACGCTGCGAGTTTCTGCGCAGGTAAGTCATCGGGTCGGTCATAGTCAAGCGATGACTCATTCCAAACAAGCCCTACATCAGATATGTATTCCGAGAGGGCGGATAGATTCTTCGTATCCATAGGCATATGTTTTGTGTGTAACGTGCCCTACACACTTGGGCTTGGGGGACTGTGTGGGACTCGAACCCACAGCGTACACCTCCGACCATGTTGTAACCAAAAACCAATCGAATGAGTGGTCGGCTGTACTCAGTCCGTTTATAGTGTGGTCTCCACTATACCATCAAATCATCCCCACAAACGTAGGGTAAATAACTGAGAATCAGTGTTAAAGCGTTGTTAAAACTACTCCTTACGTGTAGGCTCTGGTAAGCCTGCAATAATGAGCATGGTTGAGTTTGCTAACAGCGAAAGGACGAACAATAAAAACATAGTTAATCGGGTTTAAAAATTAGGGGACTGCGAGTGTCTCGCTCACTCAGTACAAACAGGGCACAGGTAACCCCTTTGTAGGCAGTCCGTTGTAGGTGTGGTCTCCACCATCCAAAAAGTACGGTACTATTTTCGTTTGGCTCTACGAGCATCACGCTGGGCTTGTGCCCTATACACCTTGCGGTCTATGCGGTTGGCGTAGGTCATCTCAAGGGCATCGGCTTTTGCCTTGCCTCGTGCCTTACGCTTGCTGGCACTTGCGGTCTTGCCCTCCAGTGAGGGTGCGCTCACCACTCGGACTACGTACTCGTAGCCCTTGTGGTTGCGGTGTGTAGCGTACATACCCATTAGTCGGCTGGGTTTTCTGCCGATAGGTCGGCTGGGTTGAGGAACATATCCGCATTGCCTTGTACGAGTAGGCGGAACTGCGGGTCACGGACACTTGCATATGCTCCAGTGAGCAGGTCTGTGAAGAAGCCAAAACTTGCGTAGGCATCAGTGAGTAGAAAATCCTCGAACAAGTTTTCGATGAAGTCACTGCCCATCTTACGCTCAAGGGCTTGTAGGAGTGCTTGTGTGCTTGGCTGTGTGTTGTCTCGTGTTGTCATGGCATATAATTTTTTTGGTTAAACAATCAATCGAACAGCACAAACATCTGTCAAATAATTTTAGGACTATCACAAAGAAATGTTAAAATCCCTGCGCATAATGCGCACCAATTTTCCTGCGTGCGTGATCAGGGCGTGTGATGTAGGGAGGTAAGTCAGTCAGTCCTTCCTCATATATGCGGTTGAGCAAGGCACTGCCTTGCGAAGGTGCGTATGTGGTGCAGATGTGATGCACTTGCGTTACGGCTTTGCCGTTAACACTCTTTAACATTTGCCTGATTTGGCGATTTCGCATTTTAAGGGGTGCTGAGTGGCTCGAAAGGGGGGCTGAGATACTTGGGGTAAGGCGACACCGAGAAAGTATATAGATATCCCTATAGCACTACGTACTATAGGGTATATATATAGAAAAAAGTTGAGAAAAACAAGCCCAAAAACACGCTTTAACAAAACTTTAACAGCGCATTTTAACAAGGCTTTAACAGAATTTTTTTGTATTCACGTGTGTGGGTAGGCGTGCAGGCAGGTGGGCACCTGGATCCGTGCGTGTGCGCGTATATGTAGGTGTGCCCGAGCGAGGGCGCGTACAGCGTGTGTAGGCATGCGTGGGGGCGCGAGTGTGTACATGTGTGAGTGGGTGCGAGCGCATGCCCGTAGTGAGCGTGTGGGGGTGCGTATGTGTGTGTATGTACACGAGGCGATTTTCAGCCGTTTTAAGGGACTTTCTCCTTTCTGGTGGTATCAGTGTACCACTTGGGGCGGTCATGCTCTTAGATGGCTTGTGAGGTTCTTCAGTGTGCCTCCATTGGTGGGGTGCGGTGGTGGTTTGTGGGGTTGGGTGGTGTGTGTGGGCGTGTATTGTTCGCCCCTCCCTTGTACGTGGGGGCGGGTGCGGGGCTGTGGGTGCACCTTCGGGGGCGGTGTGTACCTATGCGCCCCTGCGCAAGCATGCGTGCGTACATGCACGGCTGCGTACGTGTGCACTCGTGCGCTCAAACGCCCAAACCTGTGTGCGTTCTTGCGTACGGACGCACCCCCGTCTGCGCCCGGATGCGTTCGGGTGTGCGCGCGCCAGCGCCCCTATACTATATTATCCCCATCCCGATTATTTCTCAGCAATTTTTTCGAGTGTATTCCAGAGCATATAAAAAAGGACAAGACCTTTACATTGTATGTCACTGCATATAACATCGCAATTCGCGAATCGCGATACTGCTGATCTGTTGAAGGCGAATGCCTGCGAAATTTTGAGCAAAATAGGGGCCCTTGGAAACCGAGCACCTTACGATTAGTTCAAGACTGTCCATGTAAGCGTTTAGTAATCCATTGTAGCCTGGGGGCTATGGATTATAAACTTCTGTTCAGTACGTACTTCGTTAGTACGGTGTGAAGGTACAGCATATTTTCGAGAATGTCAATAGGATAAAATACCTAATGATGGATTATTCCTTCTTAAACCCCTCAATCATCTTCTCAATGATGTAAATTCCCACCACACAGAACAGTGCGAAGAACAATCCAGTGATGATTCGGTTCTGCTGTGAAGCCAATGCCCCAGAAACGAACGCTGCTGCGGCTGGTTTGATGTACTCTTTGATGTTTTCCATTATGCGTAGTCTTCATATGTTATCCATACATCCTCTCCTTCCAGTAATGCGTCTGCAATTGGAGGATAGATGTCTTTATAGGCGTCAGTACTTCTTCCGATAGTACCTTTCATGTCCGCAGTGCGACCCACCAGCAAGCATCCTGCGGTGTCACGCTCTGTATTACCGATATGAATAAGGATATATTCAAAGTTCGGTACGTCTCTAACCCACAACATACCCTTGTGCATGTTAGGAAACTTCTCTGTGTAGCGCTTATGGTGGCCACCTACCTTTCTCAACGTGATACGGTAACGCCCCATAGGGATCCTGGTCTCTGCCATAACCTTCTCATCACGGTGTTCATCTTCTAATGTAAAGCAAAGGAACTTCCTTTCCTCTCCAGATGTTTCAAACAGCGCTCCAATAGTGAAATCGTCTTCGCTGTATAGTCTTTTTACAAGTAACTCCATAGTCACAAAGGTACCCTATATTTGTGACATGGATTTAATAGAACTATATAACAAGGGGTACGCTACATGTTCAGACAAGGGAAATGTACATACCTACATACAGGACTACTACTCTAAGGAGTTTACAGCGCCTAAGAAGGTAAAGAACGTATTAGAGATAGGTATTATGCATGGTGGTAGCATCATGTTATGGCACGAATGGTTTACAGAAGCCAACATCGTGGGTATGGATATCGCAGAAGATGCACTCGAATATCTTGAGAAGAATAAGAAGGGAAATGAGTATAACCGTATTTCTACGCATATACTCGATGCATATACGCAAGAGGGACTGGATTTATTCGAGGACGACTACTTCGACTACATTATAGACGATGGACCACACTCTCTCCCGTCCCAGGAGTATGCTGTAAAGCATTATCTTCGCAAGGTAAAGCCTGGTGGTAAACTAATTATCGAAGACGTACAGGACGTAAAGTGGTTTGATAACCTTCGTGCGGCCGCAGACAAGAGTTTAGTGGAGGGTACAGAAGAGGTGAAGTTAAACATCAAGCGCAGATATGATGATATGATATTCGTCGTAACCAGAAATTAATGAAGTACAGAAGCACACCAGGAGATCCAAAGAAGAAGAAAAGCATAGACCCAAGACGATTACGTAGTCTGAACCAGGGGGGTCCGTTCTATAAGGGCCGATACAGTGACCCAGATGTGGTAGATCAGATATTTGACCCGGAGACCTACGAGATGGTTGATGGTAAACTGTACTATAGAGACTCTGGTGAAGAAGCAGGTCCGGTTCCAGGGCCATATGCTGATTTACCAACAGGCAGAATAAAACCACACGAGAAGACTATATTAGATTACTTTACAGCATTGTTTGGAAAATGAAACTAAAGAAGACAAATAAGAGCATTAAGGTACCAGCACCAGATGGATACCACTGGATGACAGAGGGTGGTCGTCACTTTTTAATGAAGGGTGCATACAAACCACACAAAGGAGCATCACCAGAAGCGCCTTTCCGTTTGGTTACCCATGAGAAGGGTGAGCCAAATAGGGCTATGGATTCGGCTCGTCGTGCAAAGAAGAAGTAACCCAACGCTCTTCACCCCGCATTTTTCTATAATACCTGGCAACTAACAACCTGCCCTTCTGGGATAAGGCATACCGTACCCTGTAGTTCATCTTGGTCTCGTCACGGAAGTAATGGTCTTCCATCGTATTGCTTGGCGTGAGTTTATCAAAGTGCTTGTACACGTATCCTTCACGCATCAGTGGGTACACAATCCTTTCTGATAACTTATTCTTACTCTTACCCATGGCGTCTGCTACGTATCTCAGAGTCCAGAACTCCAGATCATAGATAAAGAACAGGAACTCTATCTCTGCTTTACCCAGGTTATAGTTCTGCTTTGCATCTATATACAGTTTGTGAAGGTTCTTTAGACCGTTCTCCTGGATGTACTTCTTGTCAATCTTGGAGAACTCACGGAACTTCTTCTTTCGGCTTACAGTACTTTTCGGCATATGAGTATCTTTGTTAGGTAAAAGTAATACATATGGCATCACTTAGCGGAAATAAAATTAAGGACACCTACAACATCCTATTGAAACTCGAATCTGGAGAGGCGTCTTCAAGTGAACAAGTGGTAGAAGATGGCGCAGGAAACGGCACTGCCCTCAAGTTATCTACCGACACTGTAGAGACTACAGGGGATTTAAAGATATCTGGCACACCATCAACCTCAACCAGCGATGTAAAAGCATTAATGCTCAGTACATCCGGTGTAGTAGTGACACGTGACCTTAACACAAACCCTATTGGTACAGCGTCAATTACTGCAAATGCACCACTGTCTGCTACTGGTAGCACTGTTGAGTTAGATGATCCAGCAAATATCTCGCAGATTACCTCTCCCGCAGATAATGACAAGTACCTCATCTGGGATGAAAGTGCAAGCGAGTACAAGTATATTGAGCAAAGCGACTTGGCTTCTTCTATATCTGGCTCCATTGGAGTAACAACAGAGCAGTCTTTATATGCACGACCCAATAGTAGTAACGCTATATCGAGCACTGCAATCGTTCCTATACAGATGGCGGAGATATATGGCGACTCTTCAGCGACTGGTTCTACTTCTGCTGCAACATCTTCAGTAGTGTTCGGCACAGGAGCCGCGACTTTCTTGCAATTAGCACAAGTATCTGACCCAAGAGATACCATTCTATTAAACGAGAAGGCCGGGTATTACAGAATCACAGCATCTATTGAGTTGGATTCTTCAGCGAATACTGACGTAGACCTACAGATATACGACTACAGTAGTGCTACATCGCTCGGTGATTCCTTTAGAACAGTGAAATCTGGTGAGACATACCATGCTCAATTCAGTATATTATACTACAGTGACGGGCTTGCTGGATATTACATCCAGATGAGAGCACAGGCAGGTGCTTCGGGTGTCACTGTAAATCAAGCAAATACGTTTGTACAAGTTGAGTATATTGGTACAAACGAATCTTTCTAATGACTCACAAGGATAGAATTGAATTTTTCCAATTACTTCGACTTAAACTTGATGAAATAGAAGACATTATGGAAGCGTATGGAGGTAAACAACAGTTTCTTTCCATGTGGTGTTTCGGTGTGTATGTGCCAGAAAGCAAGCAAGACCCAGATCGCTATGAGATGATAGCAGGAATGCACATGGCTATGGAAGATGAATTTGATTTAATGGCTACCACTGTAGAGGAATGCTTCGAGGAACACCGAAACAACCCAGATGACGAAGCGGATTCTGGAACAATTGACTACTGGTTAAATAAATAAAATGGAACTTATTAGAAAAATCATCATCGGGCAGAACCCGAAGGATGCCATGGCTTATTACGTGGGCCAGCGTGCAGGAGACTCAATCATTGATTCAATAGTAATGGACGAAAGATGTTTTGTAAAACACGGAATTCGTCGCTATCTTGTATACATCTATAATGAGGACGAGGGCACCATGCTCTGGAAGACGATAGATGATATGCCAGTATTAATTGAACATGATTGTGACTTCAAATGATTGTAATTGACGACTTTGTAAGAGACTATTCACTTCTAAAAGAGATAGAGGAGAATAAGGAAGAATTCTTTTCCGACAACGGAAACTACTATTGGTGGGACGGCTGGTGGGCTTCACCAGATGATACCTTAAAGAAAAGGCTCATTAAGTATTTGTGGGCAGACCGTTCGCCGTATGACCCTGTGACCATCTCTGGTTTTGAGTATTGGACAGGTCAGTTTGGTCCGGATAAGGGATCAGATTATCTCAATATGCACCTTGACAAGGATGAAGACCTATGGAAATCGCAGGGAGAACTATCCAGTCCTATTATCGGAACAGTCTTCTACCCTGTTCCCATGGATATAGAGGGTGGGTACTTAGAGATATTTAATCATGGTGTAGACAACGAGCCAGAAAGGATAGAAGCAAAGTTCAATAGGCTTATCATATTTGACGCAGGTGGCACACACCACAGGGTAACCAAGGTAACGAAAGGGTTACGTTCTGCAATTGCAGTCAACTTATGGGACCCAAAGCCAACAGGTAATCTAAAACAGGAATGAAATCGCTACGTCATTTCTTAGTTCGTGTTCCAAACGTCACTAAGGACACCATAAAGATTAATGGTGAGACCATGTATCTGGACACTAAGTTCGATGAGTTCAATCACAGGACTATGGACGGGGAGGTTGTCGCCACTCCTGCTAAATACGAAACAGAAGTAGAGGTAGGAGACACCATGTATTTTCATCACCATGTAGTACTCGGGGGTAATCACCTCATGTTGTCTGATGAGACCACTCAGTTAGAAGAAACAAAGAAGCGTGGTCAGTTCATTGACCCAGACGATGACATCTATGTAGTGTACTACGACGGTAATCGTGATCCTATATCCACACAAGCCTACGCATTCAAGAGTAAAAGAACCGGAGAGATTCGGTTACTTAGTGATTGGATTTTCCTTGTACCAGAAGACCAGGAAGAACCAGAGGAGGAAGAATACGAATTCGGAGACCATGTGATATACCTTCTCCCAAAGAAAGAGGAACCGGAGGAGAAGTTTGGTTATGTGAAGTGGTCTTCACCTAAGTTGGAAGAACTCGGCTTAGAGCCAGGAGACAAGGTACTGATTAGAAAGAATGCCGACTACCAGATGGAGGTAGACGGAGAGAGGCTGTATAGAACTTATTTGAAATCAATCCATGGCAAGGTCGAAGAAGTATAACAACATTGATACCGCAGAGCGTTTGATGCAAGCGATGCAGGTTGCTATAGAGAACATGATTAACGAGATACAGAAGCCCGTGGATCAGGAACTCAGTGGCTCCCAAAGAAAAGCGGAGTTGCAATCCATAAAGCAAACAGCGGTTGATGCAAAAGAACTAATTGTTGAAAGAGAAAGACTTGAGCAACTCATTAAAGGACTTAAGCAAGATGGAGAAATCAAAGAAGAACGAGACTACTCCGGAGGATTCGCAGAGCAATACTCCAAGTAGTCAAGTCTTCATTTACTGGGATTATTAGTACGTAGCCCAGTATGTAGTGTGTGAGTGTACGGCGGCGATATCACAGTCTTCAAAGACACAGGTTTGACCCGCTGTACTTGCGCTACTTGCGCAGGATGTAAGTGTACACACCACTACGAATAGAAATAGTTTCTTCATAGTCCTGGTGTTAATTTAGTGTTAAGATAGTAAAATGGCGGGACTTATACAAATAGAAGATGAATTAGTAGTCAATATATGCCCTGACGAAACATCAGGCGACGTCAGTCTATACTTTGACTTACCTATACAGTTCCCTAAGAAACCCGCTAAGAAAGACATACTGTTCCACGACAAGCCCAAGGAAGAGCAACGCTGGGTGAGAGAGGAACTACCACAAGAACTCAGAAGGATACGCTCTATGGAGGAGTGGATGGAAATGCCAGAGGCATTCCGAAGGAAACACACCCCATACATCAGTCAAGAATATAAAAGAAGAAGAAATGGAGTATGGTTCTACAACAACGGGGTACCTACCTACATCACAGGAAACCACTACTTTTTCCTACAGTGGTGTAAGATTGATATCGGATACCCATCTTACCTCGACTTTCAGCGGGAACTATTCATACACCTTGAAGCCTGTATAGCAGACCCACGCTGTATAGGGCAGATATACGTAAAGTGTCGTCGATCTGGATACACGAATATGTCTGCGGCTATCCTGGTGAACGAAGGTACACAGGTTAAGGAGAAACTACTGGGCATCATGTCAAAGACAGGATCAGATGCGCAGGAGAATATATTCATGAAGAAGGTGGTGCCTATTTACAAGTCGCTACCTTTCTTCTTTAAACCTATTCAAGATGGTACTACTAACCCCAGGATGGAACTCGCTTTTAGAGAGCCTTCAAAACGCATTACCAAGAAGAACAAAACTTCTTCCAGAGGAGAGGCGCTTAACACAATTATTAACTGGAAGAACACCACGAACAACGCATATGATGGTGAGAAACTACACATCCTGTATCTGGATGAGGCGGGTAAATGGGAAAAAGGTAATGATATACGAGAAGCCTGGAGGATACAGCGCACTTGTTTGCTGGTAGGTAGAAAGATTGTAGGTAAAGCATTGGTAGGTAGTACAGTAAATCCACTGGACCGAGGAGGTACTCAGTACCGGGAAATGTTTTACTCAAGCGATGTTAATGACAGAAACGCAAACGGCAGAACAAAGACAGGTTTGTATGGATGCTTTATACCAGCGTATGACGCATTAGAAGGATTCTTTGATATATATGGTATGCCTGTAGTAGACGACCCAGAGAAACCAACAATAGGACTTGAGGGCGAATACATAAGCATAGGTGCAAAGACCTATTTGAAGAATGAAAGAAAAGGACTGGCAGGAGATTCTTACGAACTCAATGAGGTAATTAGACAGTTCCCCTTCACTGAGGCTGAGGCATTTAGAGATAGCGCCAAGGCTTCTTTGTTTAACGTCCAGAAGATATACGAGCAGATAGAATACAATCAAGACCTGTTTCCATCACCTGTTGTTGTAGGGAACTTCAATTGGGCAAACGGTGTACAAGACAGCGAGGTTGTGTTTAGTCCAGATCCAAATGGGAGATGGAGAGTAACATGGATGCCCCCAGTAGATTTAAGAAACAAGACCAAGCCAGAGAACAACTGGCTGGGCTGTGCTGGTGTGGATAGTTATGATATTGACGCCACTGTAGACGGGCGTGGTTCTAAGGGCGCATGTCACTTCTTTAATAAGTTTAACATGACCCACCCTTCTAATATGTTTGTGGCAGAGTATGCGTCACGTCCACCGTTGGCTAAAATATTTTATGAAGACATACTGATGGCTGCTAAGTTCTATGGTTACCCTGTACTGATTGAGAACAACAAGTATGGAATCGCAAGGTACTTTGAATCAAGGGGTTACGACCACTTCTTGTTAGACAGACCCGCTCACCTTACCTCAACATACGGAAGTAAGACAAAGACTAAGGGTATACCATCAAACTCACAGGACGTTATCCAGGCACATGCACAGGCTATTGAATCTTACATACATGCACACGTAGGGCTGAACGAGGAGACCCTTGAGTTTGGTAAGATGTACTTTGAAAGAACCCTCGAGGATTGGATTAATTTTAAGATAGACGATCGTACCAAATATGACCTTTCAATTTCAAGTGGATTAGCACTTCTTGCAGCGCAGGGGCATAAGCCAGAGAAACCAAAAAGTGATTTCACTGGCAAGCAATTCTTCCGTAAAGGTCAGATAATTATACGAAGATAATAAGAGGTATATTTGCAGTAGTAGCAATCTTGAGTATGGACAACGAATACAAAAATGGACAATCATCCTTTCCGGACCCATTGGCGCCAGTAGAGGAGAAGATGTCTAACGAATACGGCCTATCGTATGCGAAGGCTATGTTTGCTCAATGGATTGGTAGTGACTATCAGAACTCTCTGTACGGGAGAAGAAACGGCGAGTTTGAGCGCTGTAGAGATTACGCACAAGGAACGCAGGACACATCAATCTATAGACAAATACTAAACTCTCTCGAGAACAACAACGGCGATGGAACATTGTTGACTCTGGATTACACACCAGTGCCTATCGTTCCTAAGTTTGTAAAGATTGTTGTAAATAAGATTCTTTCAAAAGAACCATACCCACAGATTGAGGCTATTGACCCACTCTCTAAATCAGAGAAGGACAAGAAAAAGAATGCTACAGTATTGCGTATTGAGAATCGTGATATGATTGAAGAGGCTAAGTCGCTTGGCCTTAATGTAAAACAAGACCCATCACAACTTCCAGAGACCCCAGAGGAGACTGAGATATTCTTAGATACAAACATCAAGACGGACGCAGAAATCTCTGCACAAATTGCTACTGAGATGACATTGAAGTGGAACGACTTCAATCAATCTATCTACCGTCGTTGTGTCGAAGACTTGACCACCCTCGGTATGGGTGTTGCTAAACGAAGCAACGACCCTAACTATGGAATCAAGGAAGAGTATGTAGACCCAAAGAAGTTTATCCACAACTACACGGATGATCCGAACTTCACAGAACTCACTTACGCTGGACACTTTAAGTACATCACAATTATGGACTTGAAGCGTATTGCTGGTGACCAGTTCACTGAAACGCAGTATGAGGAGATTGCTAAGACGGTAATGAACAAGTACGGCAATAACCCTACACAATTCTCTACTACTGGGTATACTTACGACAGACCAGGAACCAGGTACCGTCAAGGATACGACGAGTACAAGATTGAAATCCTGGACTTTGAATACATGTCTGTTGATGACATCATCTACGAGAAGAAAGAATCAGCATACGGTAACATTGGTTTCTATTACAAGGGTAACGAGTACAATGCACCTCAGCAATCTGTATACAACAGAGAGGCGGTGTACATGAAGAATGCAACTGTATATGGTGGTTCGTACATCACAGGCACAGAGCATATCTTCAACTACGGACCTAAGAAGAACATTCCTAAGAACGTACACGATATCTCACGTGCACGTTTATCGTACAGCATTGTCGCAACCAACATCCGTGGAATGATACCTAAGTCAATGGTATCCTCTGTTATCGGATTTGCCGACATGCTCCAGATCACACACTTGAAACTTCAACAGTCTATTGCGAAAGCAAAACCAGATGGACTCATCATTGACATTGAGGGATTAGAGAATGTACAACTTGGACGTGGTGGAGAACTACAGCCGTTAGAAATCCAGGACATCTACGAACAAACTGGTGTGTTCTATTACCGCAGTAAGAATCCAGAAGGAGGATTCCAAAACCCACCTGTTCGAGAAATCGGAAACCGTATCCGAAATATTCAAGAACTGGTAGCGCTATACAACCACTACCTCGGAATGATTAGGGATGCTACAGGTATCAACGAGGTGATGGATGGCTCTACACCAAAAGGAGAAGCACTCGTAGGCGTGAATCAGATGGCGATGGCTGCAGGTAACAATGCGATATTCGATATTACGAATGCCGCTATGGTTCTGTACAAAAAAGTATGTGATGATATTGTACGCTGTCTACAGGTTATTCCGCCAGAGAGTATTCTTTATAAAGTTTATACGAACGCTGTTGGTGATACCAACATGGCTGTTCTAAGTTCATTTGACAACCTGTCCATGTACAACTTTGGCGTTATGGTTGTGACGGAGATGAACGACACAGACAAACAATACCTTGAACAAAACATTCAGATTGCACTTGGACAAAGAGAAATTGATCTTGAAGATGCGATTGCCATTCGTCAAATCAAAGACGTTGAGCAGGCTGAAAGACTCTTGGTTGTTCGCAGAAAGAAACGAATCAAGCAGCAGCAAGAACAAGCCCAGCAGCAAGCACAAGTAACAGCGGAGGTAAATGCTCAGCAAACTCAGATGGCGGCACAGATGGAGATGCAGAAGAAACAAATGGATGCGCAGATAGAAGCGCAGCGCATGCAATTAGAGGCACAGGTCAAAGCACAGTTGATTCAACTTGAGTACCAGTATAAGATTGAAATCGAGAAGATGAAGGGAGAGTACGGGGTAGTTGAGCAACAAATAGAAAGCGGTAATCGAATGATGGCGGACGCCGAATCAGAGAAACGCAAAGACCAACGAATAGACAAACAAGCCTTGGCTCAAAGTAAATTGATTGCACAGCGTCAAGGGCAACGCCCACCGCTTGACCAAGACATAGTAACTAACCTAACAATATCATAAAAAATGGGATGCTCATCTTGTGGATCTGGGGCTTGCGGTTGTAGCAATCCCACTAATGTAGACCTAAACAGCGCAGCGCAAGTAAACATTTGCTGCCGCAGAGGGGATACCTTTACATTGAACTCAACAGTAAAAGATACTGATGGAACAGCGATAGACTTAACGCTGTATACTTATAAAATGGAAGTAAGAGAATATGACAATGGGCCTATTGTTATTCCAAGTACAGACATAACAATTACGGGCACCGCAGCAGGTGCTCTTAGTATTTCTATATCTGCCACCGACATGCAGGTAGATGCAGGCACTTATGTGTATGGCTTGCAGGCTACGCTTATATCAGACAGCAGTGTAGACACGTGGTTTTACGGATTGTTTGACGTAGTTCAAGACATCGTACAATAAAAATAAACTAAGCAAATGGCTATAGATATCACCATAGAATCTGGATCGGGACTTGTTTTTGATTTGACTGTTCCTGCGGAGACAAGCATTATTGTCACCAAAGGAGATGTCAAGCAATTGCCTGGTGCCAAAGGCGCGCAAGGAGACAAGGGCGCTAAAGGAGCCCAGGGCCCTACTGGTGATAAGGGTCAAAAAGGTGAAGTTGGAATCAAAGGCGATACCGGAGCCAAAGGCGACCAAGGAGAAAAAGGTCAGAAAGGAATTGCTGGAGACAAGGGTCAAAAAGGAGAAGTAGGTTCCAAGGGAGATACAGGAGACAAAGGTGATACCGGAGCAAAAGGTGAGCAGGGCGTCAAAGGAGCACAAGGAGACAAGGGAATCAAAGGAGATACTGGAGCCAAGGGTGATAAGGGTGACGATGGAAACAAGGGCTCTACTGGTGATAAAGGTCAAAAAGGAGAAGTCGGCGACAAGGGCGTTGCTGGAGACAAAGGCCAAAAGGGAGAAGTAGGTGACAAAGGAACTACTGGTGACAAGGGTCAGAAGGGAACTACCGGAGACAAGGGAGTCAAAGGCGAAGTCGGAGACAAAGGGGATACCGGCGCTAAGGGAGACCAAGGAATTAAAGGGGACACTGGTGCCCAGGGAGACAAAGGTCAGAAGGGTATTGATGGCTCTAAAGGAGATAAAGGCCAGACCGGAGACAAGGGTCAGAAAGGACAAACAGGAGATAAGGGCCAGAAAGGTGAAGGCGGTGGAGAAGGCGCCAAAGGAGACAAGGGTCAGAAAGGAGATAAGGGACTTGACTCAGATGTTCCTGGTCCAAAAGGAGAGAAAGGTCAGAAGGGACTAACCGGAGACAAGGGTGTTACCGGAGACAAAGGTGCTACCGGAGATAAGGGTGACACCGGGGTTAAAGGAGAAAAGGGTCAGAAGGGACGCATTGGCGAACAAGGCGATAAAGGACAGAAAGGTGACAAAGGTTTAGATTCTGATATTCCTGGACCTAAAGGACAAAAAGGAGAGCAGGGAGATAAAGGTCAGAAAGGCACCACTGGTGACAAAGGAGTTACAGGTGATAAGGGTCAGAAAGGCGATAAAGGAGTTAAGGGTGACCTTGGACCAGCATCTGACGTACCTGGCCCTAAAGGGGAGAAGGGTGAGAAAGGTAGAGATGGTGGCTCTGGTGCTAAAGGGGCACAAGGGGACAAAGGACAGAAAGGTGAAATAGGAGTCAAAGGTGACCAAGGTTCTAAAGGAGACCAGGGCGACAAAGGCCAAAAGGGTGACCTGGGTCCTGCATCTGATATCCCTGGTCCAAAAGGACAGAAGGGCGAGAAGGGAGAAAAAGGACGAGACGGCGGTTCTGGAGCCAAGGGCGCACAGGGAGACAAGGGACAGAAGGGCGACCAAGGAATCAAAGGAGTTAAAGGAGAACAAGGAGACAAGGGCCAGAAAGGTGAAATTGGCGTCAAAGGTGACCAAGGACAGAAAGGTGCACAGGGCGCTAAGGGTGACCAAGGAGACAAGGGACAGAAAGGTGACAAGGGTTTAGACTCCGATATCCCAGGCCCTCCAGGACCAAAGGGTGACCAAGGAGAGAAGGGTATCACAGGAGATAAGGGTGTTACAGGAGATAAGGGAGACAAGGGCCAGAAAGGTCAACTTGGTCCAGCGTCTGATGTGCCGGGTCCTAAAGGAGAGAAAGGAGAGAAAGGTCGTGACGGAGGTTCTGGCGCTAAAGGAGCACAGGGTGATAAGGGACAAAAGGGCGAGATAGGAGTTAAGGGTGACCAGGGAACCAAGGGAGACCAAGGTGATAAAGGTCAGAAAGGTCAACTTGGTCCCGCTTCAGATATTCCCGGACCTAAAGGTGACAAGGGTGAGAAAGGCGAGAAAGGCCGTGATGGAGGATCTGGAGCCAAGGGAGACCAAGGAGCCAAAGGTAATCAAGGGGTTAAGGGTGACCAAGGCGATAAAGGTATTCAAGGCGATAAAGGTCAGAAAGGTGAGATAGGTGTCAAGGGTGACCAAGGACAGAAAGGTGCCCAAGGCGCAAAAGGAGACCAAGGGGATAAGGGTCAAAAAGGAGATAAAGGACTGGACTCAGATATCCCAGGACCAAAGGGCGACCAAGGCGCCAAAGGAGAGAAGGGACAGAAGGGAGACCAAGGCACTAAGGGAGACCAAGGTGACAAAGGACAAAAAGGTCAGTTAGGACCAGCATCGGATGTACCTGGACCAAAAGGTGCCAAGGGAGAGAAGGGCGAGAAGGGTCGTGACGGCGGCTCTGGTGCGAAAGGTGACCAAGGAGAGAAAGGTGCACAGGGCGCAAAAGGTGACCAGGGAGATAAGGGACAGAAAGGACAGAAAGGTCAAAAGGGAGAAATCGGAGTCAAAGGTGACCAAGGAGCCAAGGGCGCACAAGGTTCTAAAGGAGACCAGGGAGACAAGGGAGATAAAGGACAAAAAGGAGACAAAGGTTTAGACTCAGATATTCCAGGGCCACCAGGACCGAAAGGCGACCAGGGCGCTAAAGGCGTCACTGGCGACAAGGGCCAGAAGGGTGAGATTGGAGTCAAAGGTGACCAAGGAGCCAAGGGTGCACAGGGCGCAAAAGGTGACCAAGGTGCGAAAGGAGATAAAGGCCAAAAAGGAGATAAAGGTTTAGACTCTGACATTCCTGGGCCACCCGGACCAAAGGGTGACCAGGGTGCCAAAGGTGTTACTGGTGATAAAGGTCAGAAGGGAGAGATTGGCGTCAAAGGGGACCAAGGCGCTAAAGGTGACCAAGGCGCTAAAGGTGACCAAGGTGATAAAGGCGCACAGGGAGATAAAGGACAGAAAGGTCAACTTGGTCCCGCTTCAGATGTGCCTGGGCCAAAAGGAGACCAGGGCGCTAAGGGCGAAAAAGGCGAGAAGGGCCGTGACGGTGGTAGTGGCGCTAAGGGAGACCAAGGAGAGAAAGGTGCACAGGGCGCTAAGGGTGACCAAGGAGACAAAGGAGTGGCCGGTGACAAAGGTCAGAAAGGAGTAACCGGTGACAAAGGACAGAAAGGTGCACAGGGAGCAAAAGGTGACCAAGGAGACAAGGGCGACCAAGGAGCAAAAGGTGACCAAGGAGCGAAGGGTCAAAAAGGAGAGATTGGTGTCAAGGGAGCCCAGGGTGCAAAAGGTGCGCAGGGAGCCAAAGGGGACCAAGGCGCTAAAGGAAACAAAGGTGATGACTCGGATATTCCTG